AAGATTGTGTGATTGGTGGTACAGTTCATCGACCACGGCACTGCTATGCTGTGTAGATGGACAGGCTTACTCCGAGGGGCGCATGTTCGACGAGGTGGTTAACGCCACCCGTCGGCAAATGCGCTTCAATTATGGAGTGTCCGCGAATGGAATTCGCGAGGAGCTGGAGAATGTGTCAGCTCGAATGGGGGTTAACCTGTTGGAGGGCATGGGGCATTATGCCCAGGCCCAACCGCAGGCCCTCGTTCCTGCTGGCCCACCCCAGCCTGCTCCCCGACACCTAGTTCTGGTGCCAGAAATGGCGGGTGTCGGCAGAGTGGAGCAGATTGCGTGGCGTCCTCCCATGCCGGAGGAGGACGTCACATACATGCCAAACGTGGTACCAGTCCCCAGTGAAGGGAGGCTGTACCCGGCCTTTGCGTCGAGGGCAGCACTACACATCGAAGCGAAGGTGGGTAGGATGCCGTCAACCGAAGCGAATGCGTTGGTTGCGGACCGCGTCTATACGGCAATGTGCCGAGATGCAAGGGTTCGGACTAGTGTGATGAGTGCCAATCGTGGGCTTGTCATGCGAGCATACTTCGAGCTCAATGACGCTGAGAACTGGGCTGCCCAAATGCATAGGCTGCCATCCTGTGCGCGCTTCAATCGTGGAGTGCGCCGGGGGGTGGATGTGCAATAGGGGCGCCCGGTTGTGGTTGCCGGCTCTAGCACCCGCGTGAATCCGCAGTTACTGTTGGGTCTACGTGGGTGCCGGGGTAGGCTCTCGGTTCAGCGCAATGGGCTGCAAGGTAAAACCCGATGTTATACCGTTGCTACCGGGTTCGGTCCTAGCCATGAGCTAGGCGTTTACAACAACGGAGTGGACACTGCTGAGCGTGCGTTGGTGGAGAGATATTTCCTTTGTGCAGAAAATGGAGGGTTTAGACCAGCCCTGCCAGTGCAACAACGTGCATTCAGTTCAAACAGGTTCAAGGAGTTTCGGAAGGCGGTACTGCAGGAGATGCCTGCGCTCCCCCGGCTAACCATGCAACAGGTGGTTGATGCTTATGTCGGGCCTAAGCGCAGGATGTACCAGCAGGTGCTGAACGATTTTTCCATGAAGGACTTCACAATTGAGGACGCCCTTCTGAACATGTTTGTTAAATTCGAGAAACAGAACATTCTCAAAGCCCCTCGGGGTATTAATCCACGATCACCACGGTACAACCTCAAACTGGGGACGTACTTAAAACATGCAGAACACCATTTCTTTAAGGCTATCAATAGAGTCTATGCAGCGCGCACGCGTGCTACAGTGATCAAGGGGTTCAATGCGGCAGAGGCAGCAGCCATCTTGTGGAGCAAGTGGTTGTTGTTCTCAAACCCTGTCGCAGTCGGACTAGACGCGTCCAAGTTCGATATGCATGTAAGTAGGGTCGCGCTCAAGTATGAGCACTCCTTCTACACAGCTTTGTACCCCGGTGCGAAGCGCCTCAAGGAACTACTTCGGTGGCAACTGAGGAATAAGGGGAGGGCTTACTTTAGCGATGGAAGGATCAAGTTTTCCATCGATGGAACGCGGGCATCTGGCGATCTCAACACCTCCCTCGGCAACTGCATTCTCATGTGCTCAATGGTCTGGGTGTATGCGCAGGAGCGGGGGGTGGTGGTGGAGCTCGCCAATAATGGTGATGATTGTGTGGTTTTTATGGAGCGGGACGATTTGGACCGTTTCATGAGAGGTCTGGATGGATGGTTTAGAGCTCGTGGGTTTGCCATGACCTGCGAGAAGCCAGTCTACGAATTCGAAAAGGTTGAGTTTTGCCAAACTCATCCCGTGCGACTAGGTGGGCAATGGCAGATGGTGCGGAATCACGCTGCTGTGCTCACCAAGGATCCAATGTGTCTGTTGAGTATACCCAACGACAAAGTATATAGGAAGTGGTTGCATGCAGTCGGTACATGTGGGGGCAT